CCTGTCTTGTTTACTCCAAAGCGGGATATCCACGATCACGATAGGCGCTTTCGGGTAATGAGCTTCGCCGGCCTTGTTGCGTTGCCAATCACGCAGGACCGCCACAATGTTCAGCGCCGACACCTCAGCGTCGTGATTCTGCTCGACTAGCCAAGCATAGAAGTTGAGTTGCTTGTCCCACTCCTTCTTGCCGTAGATGACTGACCAGACCGACGTGCATTTGTAGTCAAGGATGGTGACGGTGCCATCTTCCTCGGAGCGTTGCAGATCGATGGCGCCACTGATAAGCCAGTTATCGATCTCGGCAAACAGCCTTTCTTCCACGATGTGGCCGTCCGGTTGATGCTTTTCAAACATGTTGTGGACTGCGGTGCCAAGCACAGACCAGACCATGTCGGATGCATCCTCCTCAATAACGCCATCATGCTCGGCTTTGAGAATGCGCACACGCGGAGAGTCGATCAGTTGAGTGACGGATCGATTGCTGTTGCCACGGCTGTAATCGCTGTGGGTCAGCGCCTGATAAACAGGCTCCGGTAGATTTGTGTGGTTGGTTATTCTCACTGGATTCTAAACACTCGCATCTGTTCGCCGTCTCGCACTACGCTAAATTTTTTCGGGGGGTTGCGCCTTTGGAACCGCACCACTCGTTGGCGTAACGCTTGGACAAGTCGGGCGTCGTCTGACATAACAGGAGCGAGAAATGATTCGTTGATCTCCATCTCCGAAAATGGTAACTCTGGCAAGCGGGTGCGTTGCGGGATTGGAATGTTCTGTTCGATCTTGATCATACAGCTCTCTCTCTTCAGATTCTTGAAGTTGGTAGACGTAGCGTCCCATTTTGCTCATGGATCGGTCCTCGTTGTGAACCAGTCGCAATGATAATAGCGGGAAGAAAGAAATGTCAAACAATATCGTAGAGATGGTGATTCATGGCGAGCCGTGTAGCAAAGCAAATAGCCGTAGACTTGTTAAGAGTAAGAGTGGCCGCCCGCTGTTTATCAAATCACAAAAAGCGCTCGACTATGTCAAGTCATTTCAGAAGCAATGCAGGAAAATTGAGCCGCCAGTCGAGAAAGATGTGGCGGTGCGCATCGTTATCTTTTATGCTAGCAGACGGCCTGACCTTGACGAATCTCTGATACTGGACTGCATGCAAGGCCCAATATACAAGAACGACAGGCAGGTTAAAGAGAAGCACATAATTTGGGGCGGGGTTGATAAAGACAACCCGAGGGCAGAAATCAGTGTCCGATATCTACAAGACGGTTTACAGCAAGGTAATATTCCAAGCGATTCGTGATCTCGTTGGCGCACAGCCGCAAGAAAAAGAAGACGCCGTCAAGTATTTACAATCCCCAGCATTCCTGATGCATTGCGACATCGCCGGTTTTCCGTCTGGGTTGCAGGATGCTCTGGATGAGATGTTACTACTCAGTAAAACTGAGCAGAAAGTCGTCGCCAAAATGGTGATGGAAGAGTTGACATCTAGTGTTTAAAAAAATGCCCCCGATGGGCGGGGGCGAGACTCAAGGAGGTTCATTCACTAGTACTGTCCTAGTCTAGTACATTACTAAGTATATATAAATAGTAATGTTCTAAGCTGGTACTGTTCTAGTCTAGGACAGTTCTAGGGTCTACTCATATCACAAAAAAAGGGGGTAGGCAAGCATTATGGATGCGCTGGAAGACTACGTTCTGAGCTACAACACGGACGCCAGAGTGAGGTGTCCCGATTGTGGCGATCAGCGAAAGAAGAAAAACCAAAAAACATTTTCAATCACAATCAAGCCAGACAGTAACCTTTACCACTGCCATCATTGTGGTTTGTCGGGTGCTGTGCGGCGCAAAAAATTTTACGAGGCCCACATGGAGAAGGTAGTAAAGATACCCACGCAATTAAATTACAACGTGCAGTTGATACAGGATTTTTTGGAGGCGCGTAACGTGCATCTGGATACCCTTGAGGGGTTACCAGCAATGACCACCGGCATGAAATATTTCAACGGCGCTCAACAGGAAGCAGTGGGTTTCATTTACGGGCCACGGGAAAACCCGACAGCGATCAAGTGGCGATCTGTTGAGGGCAAGGGATTTCTCTGCGATGGCGCCCCAAGATCATTTTACGGCATAGAAAACGTGGAGGAAACGGACGAGGATTTAACGATAGTCGAGGGGGAGTGTGATGTCATTGCCTTGGCTAGCGTTGGAATTAAGGCCGTTTCCTGCCCAAATGGTGCCCCCGCCAAGGTAAGCCAGAATCGGGTCTCTCCGGAGGAGGACAACAAGTTCTCGTATATCTGGGAGGAGAGGGAGCGTCTGGAGCGTGTCAAGCGCGTTATTCTGGCGACTGATAGCGATCAGGCAGGCGAGGCGCTGGCAGAGGAGATTGCCCGTCGAGTGGGTCGAGCCAAGTGCTGGCGGGTCAAGTTCCCCGAGGGCACGAAGGATGCAAACGATGCTGTTGACAAGTTAGGTGCAGAAGAAACACGCAGACTCTTCGATAACCCTGAGCCAGTTCCGCTGTCCGGAGTCTACGGTGCGTCAGAATATCTGAATGACATCAAAGACATCTACGCCAACGGACACGGGCGTGGGGCGTCCACCGGTTTCCCCACCATCGATGAGTTGTTCACCATAGCGGAGGGGCAGTTATCTATCGTCACGGGAATGCCGAGTTCGGGTAAGTCTGAGTTCATTGACCAGATCATGGTGAATCTGGCCCAGCGCGAGTCATGGAAGTTCGCCGTGTGTTCGTTTGAAAACCCGCCGCATATGCACATCGCCAAGCTGGCAGAGAAGGTGTCTGGCAAGCCGTTTTATGACGGGCTTGGCGCCAGAATGACAGAGGAAGAGCTGGATGAGGCGGTCAGCTTTATCAATGATCACTTTGTATTTCTGGAGTCAAAAGATGGCGGCATGAGCACCATCGACAGCGTCATTGAGCGCACCAAGCAGGCGGTTATGCGTCTGGGTGTGCGGGGGCTGATTATCGATCCCTATAACTATATTGAGCAAACAGGCACAGAAGAGCACAACGGCATCAGTCAAATGCTGAGTCGGATCACCGCATTTGCCAAGGCCCACGGCATCCATGTCTGGTTTGTCGCCCACCCCCAGAAGATGTATCCCCGTGAAGACGGCACCTATGCAGTGCCCAAGGGAATGAACATTTCCGGTTCGGCGGCATGGTTTGCCAAGGCAGATCTGGGCATCACCGTTCACCGAGCGGAGGACTGCGTTGAGATACATTGCTGGAAGTCGAGGTTCAAGTGGACTGGTCAGCAGGGAGTTGCGTGTCTTACATATGAGTTGTCAAACGGTAGATATCACGACTGGTCTCCGCCAGTAGAGATCAAGACGATCAAGGGAGTTGACCGGAGTTGGGAGGATTTTGATGAGTTCTAGTCGTGACGGGTGCCGGTTTGACCGGTTTTTCCAGTTTGCCCAGTTTGCCCAGCTTTTCCAGTTTTCCGGGGAGCATCCTTATGTCTGACAAGTCACACACAGACCTCGGCACGAAAGAAATTTACAAACGCCACGCCGTGATGGTCGAGGGCGGCACGATGCCTCGGGCCAAGGTGATGGATCAGACGCTGATCGACAGGTATCTCATGGACGGTCTGATTTCTTTGTCGCAACATCAGGCCGCTGAATACATCATGAGTCAGGCGTTGCAGGCGGGGCTATACACCAAGCCCCTTAGCTCTGAGCCGTCATCCGGTGAGCGAGCCAAGGACGCCATCGCCACAGAGTCGCTGATGCGTTACGGGCGCACGCTGGACCTAATCAGCAAGCGGTTCGGCCCGTATCACAAGTATCTGGTGGAGGAGGTCGTTCTGCATGGGTGGGACGTGTCTCTGGACGCCAAGAAAATGGGCACGCTGAAGGAGGGGTTGGATTGGATATCTGACCGGCGCTTGGCGGGTGGACGCAATCCATTAAAAAGACTGAGGGAAAGCAGGTGAGTAGTTTTGATGAGCAAGTAGGCGGGGATCATTACAAGCGGTTCAAGATACAGCCGCTGGAGTATGCGCTGGAAAATGGTTTGGGAATCTGCGAACACGCCGTGATCAAGTATGTGACCCGCTGGCGTGACAAGGGTGGTGCTGATGACTTGTTAAAAGCAAGACACTACATTGACTTATTGCTGGAGTTTGAAAATGGGAAGTGATCTGACGGGACCGATCCTGATCGGAGCGGCGTGGGTGATGATGGGGTTGATCGCGGGATTTTTGCTGACAGCTACCGCCATCGGCGCAGTGTCATTCTGGATGTTTGGGTAAAGGTGCGGTGGATAGCGTCTTACCGATCACATGAGAGTTGATAGCCCCCAGTAAGAACACTTTGCCCACGCCACCGCTCGCGGTTAGGAGTTTGGGGCTACCTGATCCTAACACCATGCCGCTTCTTTCGTAAAGCGACAGGGCACCGAATAACTTCAATGGATGGAGAGTCTACCTCCCTTAGCAACGACACCGATAAGTTGGGCATTATCGCTACGTCCTCTCCGAATCTCTCGGCCATTTGCATAGCCGCCTGCACTGCTATCTGGTAATCGTCTGGCTCGGCCATTCATGATCCCCTTGCGTCTAAGAAATCTGGAGTAAGCGCCGGCCTCAAGGTCAGCGCATTTGCCTGTCCCGCACAAATCAATTGACTCATAAATCGCAGGGCACGCGGGGGCGTGAACGCCCCCTTCCATGTCGCAATAGTCGCAGGTCATGAGAGCATCGCCAAGATGACAAGCACAAAGGTTGTGAATGACATCATCGCCCCAACCCCAGCCATCAGGGTCAGCATCGGAATCTGCTGAACCATGCGCTCCGCTTCCAGCACCCGATCCAGAATGGTATCTGGCATTTCTGGGGGCTTGGGGATCACGCTTGGCTGGTCATGAAAATTTGGGCGAGCCTCCACCTTCTTGGCGGGTGCGTTAAAGGGCAACGCTCTCTGAGTGTTCTTGCGGATGTGTGTCGCCCTCCATGCAACAGAGTCTGGAGTCCTGCCTAGCGCTCGGGCAATCGATTCTTTCTTGATCCCCTTCTCCAAGCATTCTGCCAGCACTGCATCATCGTCTTGAGACCACCGTGTAAAATGACGTTCCATAATGATTACTCCTCACAGTTAATGTTTGGGTTGTAGGCAGGCCATAGCTTGTCCTCAACCATTTCACAATAGTGGCGCTCGGCGGCGACTGCATCATCGTAGTCACCGCGTCCCACCACGCCTAAAACGAGCAGGAGTGAAAGCACCCCCATCCATATAGAGATCGCGTTATCCATAGTTCCAAACCTCGCTCTCGTTGATGTAGCACCCACCGATCACGATGCCATGCTCGTTGATGATGTCGGCCTCGCCGTCTTCGATAACGGTCGAGGGATTGAACCCCCACAGCTTCGCGGCGGTACGCATTTCGGCCTCACTTGACAGCCAGTCATCCATCGGTCTGCCGGTCAGCCACAGCGTAAAGGTCGGCTCAGGCGCGTCCTCAGCCTCTGGGCAATGGGGATGGTGCGCGTTGTTTACGCGCAGGCACTCGTTACACATTCTGATCATGTCATTCACTCCTACTTTAAGACATTGTTTATGTTACGTCCGCATGGACGCACAGGCAAGTACTATCATGCAGATTCTCTTAGAAACCCTATCAATATGCGCGGGGGCAGTTGATCCAGCATTTCAAACAGGGCGGTAAAGTCGCCCATCGAAAGGTCATGCCTGATCTGATCAAAGACCCGCTCCCACTCATCCTCGGTCAAGACCTCGGTGCG